GGGATGTCAGGTATGCCACATATAAGACACTGGGCCCACACCCAGTTGTCATGGGACATAATAAGGATGACTGCTTGGAAAACATTCTGCAAAACATTGGAAGTTGCCAAAAGTATGATAATCTTTCTGGGATGGACACGCTTGTGGTCCAGGATGGCATTCCATTCTTCAGACCCTTGCTTGATGTTTCAAAGAATGACATTGTAGCATATGCCAGAGAGCATCAAATCCCTTTCCTCCCCAACTCTACACCCCCAACCATGAAGAGGGGACAGATACGGAACAAGGTGGCGCCTGTGCTTAACGATTGGAATGATCTCTTTGTTCCGGGATTGTTCCAACTGAAGAAAACCATGGCGGACATGCACAAGGTTGTAGAAAAGAGCGTCGAGATGTTTGTGCAAAATTTTGATGCTAACCGTGTTGCGTGTGTGGACAAGTCATTCTTGGAGATGGGGGAAAACTTCTGGAAACTGTCGCTGAAGAAACTGTTCCCAACCGAAAACATCAGCAACAAGATGATAGTATCGCTGATGGAAACATTTACCAAGTGTGGGGATTTCTCAAAGTTTGAAATAAATAAAAATGTACAGCTTATCATCAAAAGTGCTTCTTCAAAAGTTATAATTGAATTCAAACTTTGCAACATGTAAACATCTACTTGAACCATGGAAACTTACCAGAGAATGCCCACACGAAGAGAATGTACAGTACAAAGGCGCCTACCACAAAGGAAATCATACCCTTCAGCAATTCTGCTCCCATTCCTTTATTCAAAAGGAATGTAATAACTATGGCCGCGGCAATAAGGGCCGTAACAACCGCGAGGTTATTGTACACTCCCATTATGAATTTTTCCCACCCAATCATATTGCCAAGTATCAAAGTAATCACGACAAGGGAAATTATAACAGGGAGTATCATCTTAATAAACCAACATATTCTTTTTCATGTGAACATTTCAGTATAAAACTAATTTCAAATGACAACTTATATATCGACAAAAATGTAATATTACTCAAGTCGCATTTTCAGTTTACATAAATGAAGGTTTATGAACTTTCATTATTTGAATGTGAGTGTGGTTATTATACAACCAATAAAGCACATGCTCAAAAACATGCCAAGACTATTTCTTGTAGAGACAAGACAATGACAAATGAAACTAAGAAGTTGATAGATAATGAAATTACAGTTGACAATGTTGTGGTTCGTGATTTGAAGATAGAGACTGAACTAAAAGAGAAGGAGTTGCTACTTGTTGAAAAAGATAATATCATCAAGCGCCAAAAGAAAGCAATATATGTATTGTCTGAAAAGATGCCACTTGACGAAGATGAGGAGGACGAGATTGGAAGTGGTATCATTTACTACATCACTGACCAAGATATGCCATCTCGTGGAAAGATTGGAAGAACTAAGAACACAGACATAAAGAAACTAAAATGTCGCTACTCAACTTTCTCTAAACCTTGTGTGTTCTGCTTCTACTCAACAGACATCAAAAAGGATGAAAATGACCTGAAGATTGTGATGAAAGAGAATGGATGTATGGATGCTACCATTGGCAAAGAAACTGTCCACAACTCGCCAGAGACAATGAGGATTTTTCATGAGTTTGCCAACAGATGAAAAATCATATGAACATTTCAGTAGAAAACTAATTTAAAAAAAAAAAAAAAAAAGAAGGGACTGAGTCTACTAGTGTACCGTATGGGAGGTAGTCTACATCTGTAGTCTACCTCTTAAATAACTTAAAAGAATACATGTCAATATTGTAATGGCGAAAGTCTATGAGTTCATGGTTTTTGAATGCGAGTGTGGTTATTACACTACAAAGAGCACAAATGCGTTAAAACATGCTAAGACTATTTCTTGTAGAGACAAGACAATGACATCAGAGACACAGAAATTTGTCAAGGAAAGTGCTGTTGGCAACAGTGTATCCAATAGCAAGACAATAAATACCTCGGTATACATCGAGGACAATAAGGTCATTAATGATAACAAGATCATCAACAACAATAGTATCAACATCACGCTTGCCGTGCCAGATAAGTCGGCAGTGTCGGCGGTGTATGACATATTCAATAAACCAGAGTTCATCAGTGAAATACGCGGGGCGGATCCTCAACAGATACCTGCTATTTTGTTTAGGCATACACGTGGAATATGCGCCGACCAGAAGTTTGTCAAATACGATTCCGACAAGAATGTCGTTGTCCACAAAGATCCTGTCACTGGAAAGGACACTGTCAAGGACCTGAAGAAATACCGAAATGAATACTTGAAAGAGAGTGCAAATTTATTTGACGACGATTACCACATCCCATACGCTCCTCAAAATATCCAGAGGGCGTTGAAAGACATGACAAAACCAACCTTTGACACTGGGAAGAGGAAAGAGACTCCTATTTCCGGCGCTCAGGTGATAAAGATGTGTGCTTCTGGCGACCACCGGATGTATAAATTTCCTGTTGAGACCAAGGATTTCTATGACGACGTTGCCAAGAATGTTGACGTTGAAATAAAGTCCACCTGATTCTTAATCAAATATTTTCAGTGCTTTTTTCTATGAGATCTCTCATGCGTTTTCTGTGAACACCGAGTGAAAATGAGTCTGGTCTTCTAACATTAACTTGTGCATTTTCTAGTTTTTTGACCAATGTATTCCATTTATATGATTTTAGCAAATGTATATAATGTCTTCTTATTCTATTCCATATATCTGGAAGCTCCCTGCGTTGGTCAGCATATAGCGGAGATGAGAAACCTCTAAAGAGAATCATCCTCCTTATGTTCCGCAGTACATATAATGCAACATCATTGGTATAAACATTCTGGGGACTCTTATAAACTGATGCTCTCAATTTCAAAATGCTTGCCAATATGTTAAGAGTATCTCTTATGACTTTTTCATGTCGTATCATTGTAGATACAAACTCCATTTGTTTTCTAGTTTTGAGAATATCCCAAGAGTAACCAGTCTCACCAAAGTCTTTCATTGCCTCGTGTTTTGACCACAATCTATCTAGTAAACATTGTCCTACAAATTGAATTTGGTATTTTGTATACACAAGTATCTTCTGATCCGATGAATATGATTTGAGTTTTCTAAGTTTTGATATTGCCTTCTTTATCAATTGTAAGTTTTCATAGCTGCAATCTGCTTTCTTTTGAATTGTTATTCCATTTTCTATAGAAATGAGATTCTTCTTGTGATAATCCTCATTTCTTATATAGTTAACCAACTCAATGAATATTGAGAGTTTATTCTCAAATGTCCTATCAGCCATATTGACTAAAAACAATAATTTATTTCTCATTATTAATCTTTTCTGATTTCAAGTATTGAGCGTTTGATTTGTTTGTGTTTACATGGTGATGTTTTGGGCAAGGGAAATGCCTTCTTCTATAACAAGATTCAGTTCTTTCTCAAAGAGATATCCGGTGTCTTTGAGCTCGACTTCTATTTCGTAGGTTTCCTCAACGTCGTCCTTGTTTGGGATGGTCTCCACTCGTGTGAAATCAATCTGCCACGGTCCCTTGGGAAAAGATGTCCTGTGCTTCGTCCGCTGGAGCACATAGCTGTTGGGTGGGGCGCCATTTTCCTTGGTTTCCAATGAAAGACTTGTCCGAATGGCAAACTTTCCTGGCGTCACATCGTTTGACACCTTTTGCTTGTGTTCCCAGTACATGGCACCGCCTGCTTGAACGTGCCGCGACGAACAGTTGCCCCTGGTTGATACATATTTGTCCACAATGACAACTTCCTTGCCCTTTCCTAGTTTTTCCATTGCCTGAGTCCATGCAATCTTGGGCAAGCTTGCATGAAATCCGCGAGTCGTTTGGATGCCAACGCGGAACTCCAGTTCCACCGTGCGGAAGTCGTGGTGCAGCAGGGTATCGGCAAGAGTCTTTTCCATGATTGTTTTTGTTGGTTTGGTGAATGTTTAATGTGTTAAGCTCTTATGTAGACTTTTTATATCCTGGATCAAATGACAATAAAAAATATATCAAGATATCAAATGGAAATATCCGAGTATATTCTTGCAATACTTGCGGTACTAGCAATTTTCATCCTGATGAGAGTAGATACTCTGTGGAAGAGTCTGCCACCCAATGGTCCTCACATCATACGGTTGCCAAACTTTTTGACATCATCTGATTGCGATGCTCTCGTGGCGATGGGTGAACGGGAAGGGTTGGTAGATTCTGAGGTATCTGGAAACACGGATGACAAACCCGCGTATCTGGACACTGAAGCGCGAAAGAGCAAGCAGACCTGGTTTGCAACAGGAAAGCACCCGGTGTCTGATATGATACAAAATAAGACAAGGGACTTTCTGAGATCCAGGGGCATGGACGACGATTCATATGTGTTTGAGGACATCCAGCTTGCAAAATACACCAAGGATGGATTTTACAAACATCATTTTGATGGCGAAGACTGTTCTACCGTGTCTTGTCCCAAAGACCAGAGACTTGGAACGATGATCGTGTACCTCCAGGAACCAGTTGCCGGTGGAGAGACAGACTTCCCAACTCTCAAGACGAGCGTGAAACCGGTGAAAGGCAATGCTGCTTTCTTCTGGGTTGCCGATCCGCGCACGAAACAATTGTTCAAGGAAACTCTTCACGCCGGCCAGCCTGTTAAATCTGGCACCAAGGTAATAGCCACTCAATGGATTCGAGCTATTTAATTCGTTAACGCATTAAAAAAAATAAAGGCGTAATGTATTATGGCACCTGATAGCTTTAGTTCCTTTACTCCCTTTAAGCGCAACCTGAAGACTCCTTGCATTCTTTTCTGTAAGTGGGATAATTGCGGCCATTGTCACCGCATGGCTCCTGAAATGAAGAAGGCTCAGTCTGCTCTGCGTGGCAAGATGCCCGTGTACATGGTCGATGCCGAGGAACACTCCAAGGTGTGTGAGCAGCTTAAGGTCAACGGTTTCCCTACTATTTTTGTTCTTGGTAAGGACCGCGTGGCTCGTAAATACCCTGGCGGTCCTAGTGCGCAGAACATAGTTGCTTTTGCCAAGAGCAAGGCTGGCATGTGATTATATCGACATTCGTATTTTAATAACCAAAAAAATATTGATAAAGTTAAATGTTGAAGGTATCGCCAAACAGCGTCTCTAATATTAGATATGCCCAACGGGGCGTGGAGATTGCTCGGTATTGCTTCAAAACATATAAGAATATACAAAAAATCCAGAAAGAGGGCCCCAAGAGCCCGGCGGCCGATGAACTTGTGCGTGATACGACAGAAATTGGAGTCATAGCGCTCAAAATGGCTCAATTCTTGTCCGCCCGCGGTGATGTCATCGATGCAAGCACACTCTCGGTAATCGAGCGGTTTCAAAACGAAGTGCCTAGCGAAGTTTCGCCCCTCCCAGATTTCACCTTTTACGAGTTTGACAAGGTTCCGATAGCGACTGCTTCTATTGCATCTGTTTTCAAGGGCAAACGCAAGGCGGACAATAGCGATGTGGTCGTTAAGGTTATCAAGCCTGGGGTAAAACAGCGCATTATGGAGGACCTCCCCCTGTTCATTTATGTCTTGCAGGCGGCAAAGTTCTTCAACATTGCCGGCGCCGAGAACATGCTTGAAATCGTCAGTGAGTGTCAACCAATGCTCATCGGGGAACTTGACTTGCGGTCAGAGGCCAAGTCTCAGAGTTTATTCCGGAAGAAGTTCTCTAGTGTAGAGTGGTTGTCAATTCCTCAGGTTTATGAGGCCGGAGAGCAGTACATAATTTCAGAGTTTGTGCCGTCCAGGAAGATCACTTCGGCGCATCCTAACACGTTTCTTGCCTCAAGGATGTTTGAACTGTATCTGCGGTCTGTCATTGAGATTGGCCTCGTGCAGGTGGATCCTCACGCGGGGAACATTGGTGTGCGCGCCGACGGTTCCTTTGTACTATATGATTTTGGGGCCGTGATTGACGTCCGCGATCTAAGACCTAACATTGCCAAGTGTCTCAAAAACATTGTCCTGGAAGATAGCGATGGTGTCATACGTTCCCTGGAGGAGCTTGGCATTGTGAAGTCGGGCGCATCTGCTGCCCGCCTGAAGAAGATTGTACCAAAGATTAAGAAGATCATGAGCTCTGACAACTTTAACATCGAGCTCGGGAAGATTCCAGAGTTCACTGCAAATGAGCAGCGCGTTTTTGAGCTCACAACGAAGTACATTTACCTCATACGCTCCCTGACCATCTGCGAGGGCATCATCAAGTATCACGACCCCGAGTTCAGTCTGAACCAGTACATTAAACGATATGATGATCTCATCGAAGACCTGGTGGACATTCCTGTGTTTGACATTGTCCAAGACATTGCGGGGGATTTCCTGAGCACACCAGCGTCTCTCAAGAACATGAACGACATCATATTTGAGATGAATCAGCGAATGAACACCGAGATTATCGAGGCAAAACAGCTTGTAAAATATTCCATCGTTGCCTTTGTGCTTATAGAACTGCTCAAACTTGTATAATATGTATAAAACTTGTATAAATATGTATAAAACTTGTATAAATATGTAAAAATAACTTAAAAAAAATGTTGTTGTAAAATATCACAATGTATACTCTGGCACTACTCCGCACCCCTACTCGCATGTCTTCTGATAGCTTCGACAAGACATTTACCAAGCGTGTAAAGAAAGACACCGCAAAGATTAACAAGGCATTCCAGAAGCTCAACAAGGAGTCTGAGGAGCGCCGCGCAAAACTGGATAAGGAGCGTGATGACAGATTCAAGAAACTCAGTGGCACATTTGACGATCTCGTCAAGAAGCTTGACGAAACCGCTCGCGAAGATGTGGAGAAACTGCAGAATATCTTTGCTGAGGACTCTGAGGATACCGTGGATATTGACGACTTCGTGGAGGTCAAAGGCATTGTTACTTTCAAAGAAGAGTAAATGTATTTCAAAAGACAGGTGTAAGTATGTGATTTCAAATTTATTGATATAGACTTGAAACACTTAAACAAATTTTTATTACCTTATACAAATGAGCGGGGCACTTCTGCAATTAGCTGCAAGCGAAACATATGAAAACAAGATGGAAAGACGTCTAACTTATGTATGTGTATTGCTTTTTATGAGCATATGTGCATTTTGGTTGTGGAAGCTTCAAAAAAACTGAAATGATGTAATTTTTATTGTATAATGTTTACGTATGTAAATGGCTGATAACACCGTTAATATCCTTAACAATAATTTTGATGTCCTTAGCAACAATAACATAGGTAAAAAAACTTGGTTGATGTATGCCGTTGTAGTGGTTGTTCTGGGGGGTGT